TGATACAGGCTTTTTGGCATGTTTCCGCTACGCATGGCCTACCTCCTTACGCTGTCTTGAAGATTTCTTTGAAGTCAGCCCCGGTGGCGGTGAGCACGAAGTTGAGTTCGATGAATTCAGCCGTCTTCGTGGGCTTGACGAAGATACGGGCCACCAGCTCGTTGCGGTCGATGACCGCCGGGGTGTTGGTTTCCTCGTCGCACTGGACCGCAAAGTCATAGAATCCGCCCTTGTCCTTTATGTCCTGTAGAAAGGGATTGATCAGCCGGATCAGGGCCCGCCAGGTCTGCGGATTGTTGGGTTCGAAAACCACAAAACGGGAGGATTCGGCGATGGCCTCCTCGATATACATCATCAGCCGCCGGACGTTCACGCGGTCCAGAGCAGATGGTTGACTCTGCAGGGTCTTCTGTCCCCAGATGTTGATTCCGGTGTCGGGGAAAGAAGCAATCACATTGACACCATCGGGGTAGATCACGTCCCTTTCACCCCGGCTGGCCTTGTAACCGAGCGACAGGGCGTTGAAGATTCGTCCGCGGTCGATGCCGGCAGGGGCGTACCAGACATAGGTTTTCTGGTCACTTCGCGCGTAACATCCGGCCACGGCCCCGGAGGGCGGAATCAGTTTTCGCTTGCCGCTCACCGGATCGTTGATCTCGAGCCATGGGTAGTAGAGGGCCGCATAGGACGAGTTGAACGCCGCGTGCGAATACATGCCCTGGCCTTTGCGGAAATTGACTGTTTCCAGTGGTTCCAGATGAATTGGCGCTTCAGCGACGAGCATCAGGTCTTTGCGGTTTTCGGCATAGGTGATTCCGGCATGGATTACGTTGGCCGTGGTTACGCCGGGAGCCATAAGCATGTTCAGGGCGTCGATCTCGTCAAAAGCGTAGTATCCGGTGTGCTGAGAGGGGTCCCCGATGTAATCGGTGTCGTTCAAGTCGATCAACCCGTCGCCGCCGCCGGACAAACTGAATCCGCCGATTATGGGCCGATCATCCGGGGTGCCGGACAAGGGACCAAGATCCTCGACACTGATGAACTCGGAGCGTTCGTTGATTGCCAGTTCCACATGATTCGATGCAGATTCATCCATGGACAGGTCTTTGAAAACCTCGACGACCTCGTCCTTATATCGAATGACAAGATTGAATCCGGTGACAGGATCGAGCGTTCCGTCCTCAATTTGAACGCTGAGACGATTTCCCCACGTACCTTCGTTAGCAGCGAGAACACGGAGGGTGTCCTGGGCATCCTGTCCGCCTGCAAGGTTCGCGGACGCTGCCGATTGCACGATGCCGGTATCCTCGGTGCTTAGTTGAACCAAGGCGTCCGCCTCTGACTTCGCGGCAATTGCAGCGACGATCTGATCCGTGGTGCTCACGGGATCGGCTTCACCATCGGTGGCCAAATTCACGGTTATCGCCTGACCTGTGACGTTCACGGAAAGCGGTGTGTCGGTGCCCGAAGCGACGAGCTCAACAGAGATACCGTTTCCATCGATACCAGCCTGACGCGCCACCCAGGTGATGCGGTCCGTCCCAGCGGTGCCGGTTTCCAGCAGCGCGGCTATCGCACGACGGTCTTTAAGCGTCACCGAGGATTTCACGGCGGTGAGGCTGCCCTTGTCGGTGGGATCTGACAGGTGGGCGATCCGGTTCACATAGAGAACCGAGCCTCCGTTATCAAAAAAGGCCCTTGCGGCGTAGGCCAGATAACCGGCCTGGAGGTAGGAACCGAACTTGTTGATGAACTGTTCCCAACTGGTGACCAGCACGGCCTTGTTGATCGGGCCTCGTTCGGCCACGCCCACCATGCCGCAGGATGATGTGGAAATCTGCTTGACGTAATAACTGAAATCGATCTCGCGCGTGTAAACGCCCGGGGAAAGATATGTGGCCATGATTTACCTCCGTTTGGTACGCCGGGACGCCTGCGTTCCATTGCCCTTTGATTTTGTCTTGGATTTTTTTACGGGAGACTCAACTGCTTTTGCTGGTACTTCCTGCGGCTTTACCGTCTCCTCTAATGAAATCAGACCCCGCTTTGCTGCGGCTTCGATTTCAGGTGACAGCTGTTCATTGCCTATTGATTTGCGCTCACGCGGGTTCAGATGCAGTCCTTGCCCATCGCCCGCGAGGTGAAACGTGAGCGGCTGGAAAAGTAGATTTTTGATTTCAATCATTTTGCTTCCTCCTCGTTCATGGTGTGTAGAGACGGTCCTCTTCGACTCCGTCACGAAATTCAAACTTGCGATCCTTGATGAGCGGACCGACTTCAACGATCCCGTCATAAACGGGGCAATCCTCGATCCGGCAGCGACCGGAACTCTGTCGAAGATCTGACAAATTCACTCTGCGCAAACCGCCCAGAGGAACAAGTTCGGTGAGGTTGATCGATCCGCGATCCTCCACGGTCAAAACCGGATGGCGCTGATAGAAGCGGGCGACTTTTTCCTGGAGATCAAGCAGCTCGCCTTCATGCGCAGCGGTGACGATGACATCGAAGTCGAGGTGATAAAGACGGGGATAGCGGCATTCTTCATAGCTCAGGTGTGGAACATCTTTTTCCACCATGCGGGCCTGGGTTCGCCGTTCGCCGTTTTCGATCAGCGTTGGTCCCTGCAGGATCAGGCTCGGGACCTTGGGCACCTCGAACACATCGTCCGCGGCCACAAGTACCGCATCGGGGTCGATCTCGGCCTTTACCAGGCGAATGAAGCTTTCAACAACTGTTCGAACGGTTTCCAACGATGCACCTCCGGTTATTCAGTTTCTTCTGGCTGTTACCTACCGGAACCTGTGCGGAAGTGTCGGGGTCGTCAGAGAACAGAGTGGATGGCCTGCCGGTAATTCTCGATGATCTGCTTGCGGTATTTCTGCATGGTGGGATGAAGGAACGGTCTGGGTGGGATCACAATCACCGCTCCATTGGGATGTTGGATAGTGGCTCCGTATTCCATCACCGCCCCGATATTGACCATGTCATCACCGTCCTTATTGACAGTGCCTCGCAGGAGTCCGACAAAGGCACGATCGGCCATGATTTTTTGGGTGATGGCGTTGACCAGGAATCCGGTATCGATCAGGGCCTTACTGGAGCCCTTGCGTTTGATAGTGCTTTCGGCGAGTTTGGCGAATGGTTTTCCGCCGGGAGCCTGGCTACGGATGCCGCGTTTGATCTCCCGAACAAGCAGGATGGCGTTCTTGATGGTCGCTTGACGAAGCGCCAGGGCCATTCGGGCACCTGGGGCATTGGCCAATTTCGCCCGAGCCTTGTCCCAGTCTCCGAATCGCTTAACTCCCATGGAGATGAACCAATTTGAGAACCTTGTGGGTCACCACGCCGAACAAACGTTCATCATCAATGGTCTGAACACGATATTCATCCGCACCGCTTCGGATGTGGTCTTCCTGCCGGATATCCATTTCCGGCAAAACGCAGGCAACCGCGTCGATTTTATTGTTCAGGTCTTCCGGTGGTGTCTCCACAAACTCCAGAGGGAACGATCCGACTTCCTCGTATGTTGCGTCATCCGAACCGTAAAGCCGTTCACCGGGTTGGCTTCGAAGCAGGACAGCCTCTTGTCCCGATGCCAGAATCAATTCCTTTACATCTTCCGCCGCCGAGATCTTTTCGTTGTCGGTCAGCAGATTCACAAATCGCCTCCCTGCTCGTAAATGACCGGCTTCATATCTGAAGGCGAAATAATGTAGTCCTCGGGACTCGCTGCGGCCCCCGGCTTGATTTCGCTCAGGCGCTGCTTGTAAAGAGCCTTGAGGTCCTCCTCGAGTTTCGCCCAATGCTCGGGCTGCTTGGTTTTGTCAACTCGTTTGTCGCCGCTGGAAAACGAAAATGTGTTCGCAGTGGTCGCACGCATGACCTGGCAGGCGTGTATCTGCCCAAGCAGCAGAAGCAGTTCTCGCGTTTCACCCTCAGGGTCCGGTACGACCTCATCACCTACAACGGATAGCGATATCTCCAGATCACGTGCCAGACGGTAGACACCCTTATGGATGCACCGCTGAAGTACATCGTCTGCGAAAAGAGCGCTTTCCGGATCGGCCAGGTCGATGCGAAGCGTGAGGACAAGGTCAGCTATCGCCACCTTCTACCTCCACCAAGCGTTTCTTCAGCGCATCGATAACCGTGCGTCGCTTTTCATTGGCAAGATGGGATTTGAGTCTGGTGGTGTCGTTTTCATCTCCGACTTTAGAGATGGCCTCGGCCGCCGGGAGTTTTGACCAGTCAAGATCCGTCTCACTGCCTGCTTCTTCTTTTGTTTTGATAGTTGTGTCTGCGGGCGGGTCTTCCTCTTTTTCCGGCCTGGCGAGCAGGCCGGCCGAGATCGCACGTTCCATGTGGGGTGTTAACTCGTCGACTTCCAGTACACGCCCCGGCTCAAGTCGAAGTCTGGCGTCGGCGATGATCAGGATTCCCGGTCGGACGTTTTTCACTTTGAACATAACTTGGCACCTCCATCAGCCGAGAATCTTGATTTTTGCCATGATATCCGGACGCGTGATGCCTTGGCCCAACTCGGACCATACCAGCCAACCGGTCTTAAAACGGGTCTTCTGCTCGATAGCCTCGGTCTTGATGTTTTCGCGTACCGGCATCTTGCCGACTTCCTCATCGGGGATCAGGAGAACCTCGTCCAGGGATTGGGCTGCAGTGAGCAGAATACCGCCGGTGCCGTAGTTCTTGATGACACCCTTGGCGCGCAGCTCGGCCTTGGTCTGGGGATCGAGGTTCCAACTGCGAAGGTCATTGAACCGCCGGCCTCGCATGACGATGTACTTCACCGACATCTCCATATCCTCGATAATGGAGATCGCCTCGTTGAGCGCCTCCTCGGTCAATGTCGTGCCGGTCACCTCCACCGTGTTAGCCGCCGGAACCGCGGATGAGATCACGGTAATGCTCCGCTTGTCGATCTCTTTGCGGATTTCATCGGCCGCCGAGGTCTGAATATCCATCAGGGTACCGATGTTGCCGTTTTTGAGCACCGAAACATCAACCATCGGAGCGGAGTGGATACGATGGGTAGGGAATTCCACCTCGTCCTTGCCGAGTTCCTGCTCCTGGGCCTCGCCCTCGTTGCTGATCCAGTAAGCCTTGACCTTCGGCTTTTTCTGGTACAACGGCCGTTCTCCCTTGGGCAGGGTATGACGGGTGAGCAGGAGAGATGAAATCTCCTTGCGTTTGATCTCCTGTTCAATGGGCGCGGCGATGGCAGCGGCCAGCGCGCGCATTCCTTCCGGAGACTCCAGCGCCTCGGACATGAGGCGGGCCATAGTCTCCATGTATTCCTGGCTGTGTACGTTCACTTGAGTCTTCTCCATTTTAGGTCTCCTCCTGTAATCAGATGATGAGCCGGAACTTCAGCGTCCCGCCGGAGACGGAGATGGCCCGCGCGATAACCTCTTCACCGGCTTGAACGCCCGAGGTGAGGATGCCGGTGGCCGAAACCTTCAGGTCGTCGCCCGGATTTACAGTGCCCTCGAAGGCATCGGTCTCGTACACGCCGCCCATGCAGTAAATGCCGGGCATCTCTCCGTTTTTGTAGTCTTTGATCAAAATGCCGAAGGACTTGATCGTCGGATCGGTGTTTACGGCGAACAGATCGTCGCCGACGATCCTCACCACCTGACCGAGTTGGCCGTCCCCCTGCATGTAGCCGTCGCCGTAGGCGAGGCCGCGATGATTTGGGTTGATGTAAGGCATGGTCTATCCTCCTTATTAATTGGTTTGAACCGGTTCGCCGGTCGTCAGACCCACGCGTTGGTGATAAGCGGCCATGAAGCCGCTTTTGAGCTTGTCTTCGAGACTTTTCTTCCCGTCGTCCACGTCCCTGGGTCGAACGCCCGCGTCGCTGCGCATCGGCGGATCGTTTTTTTCATCATCCGCCTTCGCCTGTTTCTTCCCGGCGTTGTTTTCAGGCTTGCCTCCGTCCTTTTTGGCCTTCTCGGCATCCGCCTTGATCATCCGGTCAAATGCGTCCTCGGTTGCGCTGAAGGCGTCGTCAGAAAGTCCGGCCAGTCTGTTCAACTCGTTCGTACGATCTTCGTCGCTATCGAAGGTAATGCCGTGCTTTTCCACTTTGCTCAGAAGCTTTTGGGCCCTTGCACGATTGGCTGCGGCTTTTTGCTCCGCTGTCATTTCCTCAACCTGCTTTTGCAGAGTGAGCACCTGTTGCTTGAGTTCCTTGTTCTCCTTTTCCAGTTCCTTGATTCGAGCCTTATCGTCAGCGGCATTTCCACCGCCGTCTTCGGTCTTTTTGGCAGCTTCGGCCGCCTCGTCTTTCGCTTTCTGTTTCTCGTCCATCGTCGGACCTCCTTCGTTAAGAGTTTCGGAAACCTCGCCCCGTTCCGAGGCGACCTGGGTGATACGTGCGTTTTCATCAGCGCCCTTTCGGTCAAGAAGTCCGAGGCCGGTGAATGTCACGCCGTGAAGAATTTCATAGACGGGCTTCCCCTGGAATGCGCCGCCTTTGTACTTGCGCAGGTGGATGCAGTAATCGTTTTTCGACTGCACCCGCTTGCCACAAATGGAGCACTCACCCTCTTCGTAATCGCATTCCATCGAGACCTGGGTGATGATTCCCTTCCGGATCAGCTTGTAGGCCAGTTGGGAATGTGGGCTGTCCGAGACAAAGAGCTCTCCGGCACACTCGATTCGCCCGCCGTTTTCGTCTTCGATAAAGTCAGCCGACACGATACCGCCGACGATGTCCGTGAATTCCTGGGAATGTTTAAGATCGATCTTCTTGTTGACGGCCGTGGTGTAACGGGCCGCCAGTTCATCCGAGGTGAAATGGTCGCCGTTCTTGTTGGTCCCGGCGCGGCAGAGAACAAATGTAAACTGCGGATCACCGGTTTCCCTCACGACATCCAGCGCTTCCGCGCTGAGGACCGTCGGACCTGACACATCGATCTCCACTGGAATGGATGTATGGCAGGCCGCCGCAGAGAATGAACCTGACGAACGAGGTGTACTGCGTGGTTTGGATGAGACAAACAGCAGCTCCCGGGCATGTTTTCCTTCCCGGCCGATGTCCTTGGCGATGTTGTAATCCACCTCCATACCGCGCACGCGAACCAGGCCGTAGTGCTCGGATAGAATTTCTCGGATTTCCGCTTCACGAGGAAAGGCTCTGTCGCGGTATGACAGAAGGACTGTTCCATACTTGCCTCGGGCGTCGGCGGCCAGCGTCTCCATCATGGACCGGATGGATTCCTTGGTGTACCTGGTGCGGGACGGGAAATTCTTGCGTGGATTGGAATAAATCTTTTTGTCCGCCCAGCGGGTCATCAAACCTTCGATGAAAAGAAGGGAATCTTCGTAATCGTTGCTGCCGAATTCGGTCACGTACGGCGGATCGAGATACAGGACATCCGAGCCATAGCGCCGGACCGCCTCAGTCGCATCCAGGTTGAACGCCTTACACTCTTTACCGTTGTCGAACACCAGATTGTTGAGCTGGCGAATGGTCCGCTTGAATGACTCGATAAATTTTGACAGCGGGGGATTGGAAAGCTGGGACTGTTCCAAGCTTGCTTCAGATTCCAGGTCGGCTTTGCGATGCATCTTCGAGCGGGAAAACTGCCCGAAGGCGCTCTTGGCCTTGACGGTACTCCCGAGCGCGGCGAGTGCTATGTCTTTCTTATATCCGTGAAGCTTCTGGATGTTGGCCCATACCTGATCGAGCCAACGGAGCACCGGCTTGGTGTAGTAATAGCCGTAGAATTGATCGACGATGAAGGTGCCGGCATCTGTGTTGGGGGCGAGCAGCCTCTCCACATCCTCGTCGGTCAGCTTTTCGCTGGAATTTTCGACCACCGCCCTGGCCAGATGATATGGAAACCTCAGCAGGTCGTTGGCGATAACCTTCATCCCCTTGCGTTTGAAGTGGTAAGCCACGTTCGCTCCGCCGGAAAAGGCGTCAAGGAAGCTCTCTGCCCCCTTGGGCACCTGGCTTTCAATCCAGCCTAGCATCAGGTACTTGCTGCCCATGAAGCCGGTGACACGAACGGTGCCCGCCTTGCCTGCCTGGCAAGACAGCAGGTCCAGGGAATCACCAAGTGGCGCATCGGCCAAAGCGCAGATATTTTCTTCCACGCGCAAAGCGGCCTGGGTCGCGGCGGAGGCTTCGTGTTCCTTGATCCACTCCTTGGCTTTTTCAATCGTCCAACCGTCCGGGTTGCGCTCGGTTTTACGGGTGAACCGATAGGCTTGGAGCACCATAGAGCGGGGATTGTCGCCTTCCTGAACGAACTCCTTTTTGAGCCTGCCGATGATAATAGAGACTCCGTCGACGCCCTCGAGCGTCTTGCGTCGGAAACTGTCCGGTTCAAATTGCTTCGGGTCCTTGGCGCGGTAGCGGATCTCGTTTTCGGTCTCTTCCCAGACCGCCTGGGAACTCATGCTTTCAGTGGCGACATCCGCTTTGGCGGATCGACCTTTCCTGTGTTTGCAGATGAAAAGCCGTTCTTTGGCGTGGGAAGCGTCTCCGTGGCGCGAGGTAATGGAATAGTGGTGATCGCGGGAGCGCATCGCTGGCTCGAAACCGTGAGTTGTTATGATTCCCCGCATCTCCCGCTCATTGGGATATGCGTGATCCCGGTACGAAATCAGCCAATTCGGAATATGTTGGGCGTTTCCAAGGAAAGTCTCAAAGAACTCCTTGGCGTTGGCTCGGGTAACGGTTTGATGATCCGTCTTGTAGTGCTTGGTCTTTGAACCCTCGGCCAGGGTCAAACCGTCCCAATACGTCATCAGCCCCTCAATAAAGTGGTAAGACTTCTCGTAATTGGTGGTCGAGAACTCGGTGGCGTAGGGTGGATCGAAGTAGGCCAGGTCCACACGCACCTCGGACAACAGCCCATTCACGTCCTTCCGGTAGGCCTTGCACTCTTTGCCGTTGTCGAAAACAAGCGCGTTGATGCGGACCACATTCTTGCGGAACCGCTCCTTGAACTCCTCCGGGGTGTCTTCGCGTTTCCCGTAGCGGGTTGAGGAGGAAAAATGACCGAATCCGCCTTTGCCTGACATGCAGGTCTTGCCCAAAGCGAAGAGGGCGATGTCCTTCTTGAATCCGGACAATTTATCTATATTGGCCCGGATGGTATCGATCAGTCCGTGGACGCCCTTGGCGAAAAATATCCCTTTGAAGTTGTCCCGGATAAAAGAACCCGCTTTGGCGTTGCCAGCCAGGAGCGCTTCCAGTTCCTCGTCGGTAAGACGGACATTGCGGTTTTCAACGATGGCCCGGGCCGCGTGATAACAGTACCGAAGACGGTCGTTGGCCAGTACCCGCAGCCCCTTGGTTTTATACATGTAGGCCACGACAGCGGAACCTGAAAATGCGTCCAGAACGGAGCCCACACCTTCCGGCGTGTGTTTCCAGATCCAGTCGATCAGCTTCTGCTTCGAGCCGATGTAATTGGTGATGTATTTTGGCCGTTTGGCCGGGGACGCTTCATCTGTGACAGCCCCCTTGGCCTGGGCTTCGAGGGTTTCGAAGTCCAGATCAAGGGCGGCATCGGTCTCCAGCAGAAACGCCAGACGGTCACGGTCGGTGGCAAAAAGCTCCATTCAGTTCTCCGGTCATGTCGCGACAATCTTCAGCTTTCCAGCCCGCGGAACGGGTGCAGGAAAGCCCTGTCGCTGAATACCTACCGGAGGCCGTCGAAAAGTGTCGGGAGGGTGATCAGGAGATTTTACCGGAGGCGATTTGGTCGAGGATGGCACTGGCACATATTGGCAGAGAAAGATACTTTTCCGTCTCTGTCACCGGACCGCGCATACCGCGATAAGGGGAAAGTGTGGATTGGTGATAGGCCAGAAAATCCTTGGGCAGATCCCTGACATCGTTTTCCACCAGCCGGTTGATAATCCAATCGACTTCCTCGCGGGCCTCGCTGTTACCAGGCAGGAACTCGACCATGAGGTCAAGGCCTGGCCCGGGCCCTTGGACCCAGACGCCGACCGGCTTATAGAGGGGCTTTCGGATACGGTCGCGCAGGGCGTACTCGATCATGTAACGCAACTTCATTCCCATTCCTCCGCGATTTGTATGTGCTCGGTCAGGATTTCGGCATCAATCCGTTCAAATCGATCATTATTCTCCGACTTGTACTGCCTCCAGCGTTTCCAGTCAGATGCCAGATCCGGTTCCTGGTCCGGGAATATCAACTCGATGTGATACTTCCGCTTGCGATCATCCTCGATATCGAGCAGATACGCGTCGTCCTGGGACCAGCGGATCACCTTGACGGTATGCGCATGCTGAAAGCCTTCGTCGTAACCGACCGCTTTGAAGAGGAGCCAGAAATCTATCCGCTTAATTTCACCCTTGACGTCAAAGTGCGGTGCCACGCGGATTACCGTGTAGCCGTCGATGAGACCCAGGTGGACCGGCTTTAGGCCGGGTTCAAACAGGCTCATCCAGGAACCACCTTTATTGAACGGTTCGAAGAGCGCCTGCAGCCGGGTCTTTTCTTTATCGATGAATTCTTTCACGTTCACCTCACCAGAATAATGTCCTCGACCTTGCGGCCGTCGGGCAGTTTTGTGATCTTGCGTTTCAAGAATGCCTCCATCAGGCGTTTTTTCTCTCGGTCACTTCCCACGACAACCACGTCGATGTTGTCGAGAAAGGTGACCGAATACTTGAAAATCGTTTCGTTGCTGCTCCGCCTGGCGAATTTTTTCCAATCAGTCGGTGTACTCCCGCGATGGTTTGAGACATACTCATCGCGCACCTGCCCGAAGGCGTCATGGTCGTAGCTGATGGCGTCCATGCGGCGCAACATCCGTTTCTTGAAATACAACCCCACATCCGAAGATCGACCGGTCGTGGGAAGTTTCTTGATACGGGTGAAAAAGTAGCTGGCACCACCGGTGTCCATATCCGCCGCCGGCGACATGCCGCCAACCGGGATGCCCGCACGGAGTTTTTCCACTGTGCTTACCATCGCGCCGTTGTTATCCAACACCGTTTCGATGAAGGACGGCAGGTCCTCACCATTGGTCAACCGGTGGTAAAGGCCGTAGCCCTTCATCTGCTTTTCAAGATCATCGTCCGACAAATCGAAACGGTACTGATGACGATATCCACCACGCTTTGCTGTATCTTTGAAGGCAAATTGGTGCTCACCCAGAGGATCATATCCAGGCATCCTGGTCAGATCCTGCACGCCGAGACGCTGCTCCCAGAAGCCGCGCATTTCTCGAATGCGTTCCTCTTTACTCGCCGCCCGGCGGTCAAGCTCTTTGAGCACGGCTTTGTATGCCGGATCACCATCCACCTTGGTCAGATAGGCCTGTTTGTGGAGATAAAGCAACTCCGCGTCCTGCGGCGTGGCGGCTCCAGATTTAAGTCCGATGGATTCCATATGGTCAAAGGCGCGTTCAAGGCCTTTTGTGTCAGGCCGATCCGGCAAGATCAGTTCGAACTCGCCTCGTTGTGCGTAAAGGTTTTTCTCTGACCATGGACGGTAGACGGCGCGCACTCCGTCACCGAAGTCGATTTCGTATTGCTCACCGGCCTTGATCGAACGCCCACCGAACAGGGTTGAATTGTCTGCGGCCTCGTCCAATACAATAAGCTCGCCTTTTCTTAATTCCCTTCTGGGTTGGAGTACCTTTGTCCGCCGCACGGTGAACGGGACATCTTTTTGTTTCCTCTTTCGGGTGACGCGTTTTTTCAGATAGGTCTCGAAACGCCCATCGATTGTGCTCTTCTCTCTGGCTGCCTGCTGAACCCTTTCGACCCAGGCGATATAAGTTTGCGCCATCTCTCGCACGTCCGGATCATCCGCCTTGCTCAACCGCCTGAGGGCTTTCAGGTGGTCTGTTACCCTTTTGAGGGTAGTCTGGTTATATTTCAGGTCCTGGGCGTGATGGTTAATGGTCTTCACCGCGGCCAGGATATCGTTTGCGAAGAGATCATCCGGAAGCGGTTCGCCCACACGGGCGGTGGCTGTATCGATACCGGCCTTGCGAATGGCTGTAAGGAGATTCTCCTCCGCCTCGGGACGGATTTTCATCTTGACCACGGTTCGCTGCTGACCCTTGAAAGTTTCGACAAAAACCAAGGCGTTCTGATCCTCGATATCGCCCTCGTCGAATGGAAGCGCCTTTCCTTGCCACCCCAGAGCGCGCGCATCTTTCAACAGTGTCTCTTCAGCCACACCCAGCTTTCCCTTGGGTATCGCTTCGAGAACATCATCGAAATGAAAACCCTTTTCCCCCAACACATCCGCGTAGAAGGTCTCAAAATCCCGCCTCAAGTTGTGTTTGCGCGATAGTGCCATCTCATAGAAGGCTTTTTTTCGGGCTTCATTGCGGCCGAAACGACCTTCCACATAGGGGCGCAGGATAGCCAGGTAATCCTCGTCGG